CTTTGGTAACTTGACCTTTGGTAACTTGACCTTTGGTAACTTGACCTTTGGTAACTTGACCTTTGGTAACTTGACCTTTGGTAACTTGACCTTTGGTAAAATAACCTTTAATTTTTTGTATCATTGTTTTTTCACCACTGACAACTCTTAATCTTCTTCTTTTTTCAATTAGATCTTTCCAACTTTTATCAAGATTATTTCTATTTCGGATATGAATATTTGAAGAAATATGAAATCTGAAAAGATGATAATAATACAACATTTATTTTAAATAGAATATAAAAATTTTGATATTTTTTATATATTCAATAGTATAAATATGAAAGAAGAAGAAATGATTCGTTTAGCATTATTGGCTGTATTTGTATTTTTTATCTACAAATTTTTTGTTGAAGGAAAGGGTAGAGATATGATCCCTATTAGCATGCCACCAAGTATCCCAGATTTACTTCCAAGTCAAATTGTAAAACGGAATCCTCAGCCACCTAAGCCTAAGCCACCCCCTCCTTCCAGACCAAGTGGAGGTGTATCGGGTAGCGTCGTAGAGGTTCATTTTGTTTTTGCTGAATGGTGTGGTCATTCTCAAACTGCGATACCAGATTTCGCAAAACTTGTCAAGGATTCATCTGTAAAAACCTCTTCAGGTGTCCCTGTTAAATTTATCATGACGGAAGAATCAAGCCCGGGTATGAAACAATTCGCAAAGATGATTGAAGGATTCCCAACATATATCTATGTTAAGAAACAAAATGGAAATGTTGTTAAAATGGAAGAATTACAAGTTCAAAGTCGTTCCGCACAAGATATTAAAGCAGCCGCTATGAAATTGTAAATTAAAATAAAGAAAGATCAAAATCTAAACAAATATTTTCATTTTTACATCTTAAAATATCTCTAATATGATCTTTTGAAATATTTCCGTAATTGATCATATAAACACCCACAATTAAAGGTGAAATGGTTAAACCATTATAGCAAAAAACAATAATATTATGTTTTTCAATATTTTTATGAATAAATTCTGTAATTTTATTCATAGATTTACTTAATAGATCAATATCTGTTTTTGGATCCATATTAATTGATAATGGAACTCTTAATTTTTGTAGATCTGGTAAATCAAGGAAACTCTGATCATCTGTACAATTGATAGCAATAGTAATTAAATTATCTTTATAAAAATCTTGATTATATGAATCATTAATATTACCAACCCATAATCCAGATAATATTTCTGTTAACATCTTTATAAATTTGAAATTATTTAAAAATAAAACAATAAACTTTATACGATAATGGAAGAACATTTCAATTTCCTTGATTCAATCGATGTTAAAGAGGAAGAATCTGAAAAAGTTAAATGTTGTAGTTTAAAAGAAAACTATTCATTTGAACATGGTGTCATAAAATGTAGATCATGTAATGAAATTATAAGTAATATTTCAACAAATCCCGAATGGAGGTATTATGGTAATAATGATAGTAAATCATCTGATCCTACAAGGTGTGGTATGCCTGTAAATTCCCTGTTACCCGAATCATCTGTTGGATCATCTGTATCATATGGTAATAATGATAAAACAATGAATCAAATAAGGAGATTACAGGGTTGGAATGGGATGCCTTATAAAGAACGAAGTTTATATAAGGTATTTTTGGAGATACAACGAGTATGTAAGGCAAATGCCATTCCTACAATCATTATTAATGAAGCGAAATCACTGTATACTATTATCTCTGTTACTAAAATATCAAGAGGATCAAATAGAAAAGGGATTATTGCTGCTTGCGTTTACTTTGCTTGTAAAGAATGCGATGTTCCGAGAACACCAAAAGAAATAGCATCAATGTTTTCAATTGATATAACAGTTATGACAAAAGGTATTAAAAAGTGTCAAGAGATAATTTTTATGAACAAAAAAAATAAAAACAGATTAGCAAAATCAATATCAATTAATCCAATTGATTTCATAGAAAGGTTTTGTAATAAACTTAATATAGATGAAAAAGATGTTACATGGATCCACAAAATTTGTAGCTTAGCTATTGATCAAAATATAATATCAGAAAATACACCACCATCAATTGCTGCTGGATGTATCTTCTATTATATTAAGAATCAAGAAAAATACTCAGAGGAACACCGTCGAATTTCAAAAAAAAATATTTCTGAGATATGTAAAATTTCGGAAGTTACAATTAATAAATGTACAAAAAAGCTTGAATCAAATGATCATTTATTTAGTAAAATATTGTAGCAAGTAGAAAACAACACCAACAATTACAGCTTTTACTAAGAAAAATAAGAAAGTTGATTTATCGGCTTCAATATCAAAAAATGCTGGAATTTCTTTAAACTTCAATAATCCATCAATTGGATCAAGATTGATTAAGATTGTGAGGATAATAACAATCAATGTATCTTTTAGATTATTGACATTTTTTACATAATCAAGCATACTTACATTTTTATCTTCTTTAAGTAGTTCTTCTTCAAGTTCTTTTTCTAATTCTTTTTCATCAAATTGTTGATGCATTTGCTGTTGATGCATTTGCTGTTGCTGTTGCATTTGTTGCATCTGTGCCATCTGTGCCATTTGTTGCATCTTTTGTTGTTCCATCATTTGTTGTTCCATCATTTGTTGTTTCATTAACATTTCTCTTTCTTGTTCTGTTAGCTGTGGCATTTTTTGCTGTTGAGAACCCTGTTCATTTCCATCATTATTAAGTTCATTAATGATAGAATCTACCATTGAATCTTCATTTGATTTCTGTCCAGAAATTCCTACTAAATCATTAATTTTTGTTCCACTCATTTATGATCAATTGATAATTATTTTTTTATAAATAAACGTAATTAAAGATTTACTAAACATGGTTCGTCCAAACACTGATCTGATAAATATTTTCCAATGTAAAATCCGAGGATTATTGAAATAATCATTTTAATGTATTTGTTCATATTACTTTTTATCTACATTTTTTTTTAGTATAATGTTATTATTACTTGTAATATATAAGTAAAAAACAGTTATACTTACTGTTAGTAACATCACTTTATAATCTATAAAATTATCAATAATCATTATTAATATTAACTTATATTATATTTATGAAAAAAAGCTTGTTGAAATAGGTAAAGGTTGATCATTTAGATAATGGATATAATCTAAATAATAAAGGTCTGCTTTTTGACGATAACCACGGAAAGGATTTATCTTTGATGATTCTAAAATTTTTTGAATTGTTTCACTTTGATTTTTCTTTACACAAGGAGGTTCACCCCATTTTTCATTACACATTTTACCTTTAATAATTTCTCCTTTTGTTGGTAAAACACCAATTTTTGAATCGGTTAAAGAAAAACTACTTGTTGTAAATCTTTTATCTTTTGTATAGATGACAGGTGTTTTTCTTTTAAAACATCCCATTCTATTTTTATCAATTGATTCAACTTCTTCTTTTTTTTCTTTTTTATCATTTTGTTTTACATCGGAATTTTCAAAACCCTCAACACTTTTTCTCTTCATATTCTTATTTAAAAATATGTAAAAAATTATTATTAAAATTATCATCAATAAACATTCCATATAAATTATTATTATAAAATAAAATGGATAACATAAGTGATTTAGAACTTCTTTCAGATATGCTAGGAGGAGATACAATTGATCCGTTTGGTGAAATAATTGAAAAAGATAAAGAATTACACTATTACAGTAGCTTTGGAATACACTTACTAAAACAATTTGAAAATAAAGAACAATATTATCATTTTTTATTAACAATCTTAAAAGATTTTAAAAATTTTGATGAAGAAAAAAAGAAAAATTTAAAGAATGTAATGGAGATCTTTGATAAACCAATTATTCAAGAAGAAACAACATATAAGAAAACAAAAAAACAAAAGAAGAAAAAACCTATATTAAATATGAATGATGATTATTAATTATCTTCATCATCAGAACAAAGTTGAAACTCGTTTAATGGTAAAAGCTCAATCTTTTTCTTCCTTTTTTTAGATAATTCAATTCTATCTTTTAGTAACTTTAAGTTTTCTGGATTCTTGTAATATTGAAGATCATTGTAAAAATGTAGGATTTTATCAATTGATTCAACCCACCATTCTTTACTTCTTTCAACAAGCGTACATTCAAATCTTATAATTTTCCACCATTTTACTTCAAATAAATTTTCTTTTGATGAACTTTCAATCCAATCAAGTAGTTCTTGATTACTCATATTCAAGTTACAATATTTGTAACTAAGTTTATCATCAATTTTGTAAGTAATAGTAGCTCCTTTCGGATAATTAAGAATTGTTCTACCATTCATTTCTTTATCATCAATTATGAAGCGGTCCTTACAATATTCTTCATAATTTTCATATTCTTCAAGTTTCACTTGGAAGAAATCACATTCATCTAAATTACAAACCTCTATTTGTCCTTGAACTTGAAGCCAATAGTGATGAGGAACTGTTTTTGTAAATTTCCTTTTTGGTGGACACTTAATTTCAACCATTCTTCCAATATAATCCTTATTTCCGGTATCTTCGCATATACCATCTGGAGATGCTCCAAATACTTTAAAATCTGGATGTGGAATCAATCCAAATTCTAAAACCTTTACATTATAAAGTTCTTCATAAAACATAATTGCTACATCTTCATATTTTACACCCCATTCAGTAATAGGATTTGATTCATAAGGTGTTTCTTCAATTTTTGAATAAAGTAGTTCATCACGACTTTTAAAATGACATTTATCAATCGCAGAAGCTAAACTACTTGCTGTAAGTACTGATCTTCTAAGTTTATACCATTCTTCAGACCTTTGTTCAGGTAAATCTAGTTTTTTGAGAAAATTAAGTTGTTTTCTTCTTTTTTCATATTTTTCTTCATTTATAAAATAGTTTTTTAGATGATCATCAATCAAAATGTTTAAAACATATTTATCTGTTTCATTTTCTAGTTTAAGTGTATTTTCTAGATGATCATAAATTTCTGTTTTATTATATAATTCTGGTTCTAAAGTTCGGATATAATTATCTACAATATCTTTCATAATTTTTGATTTGTTAATTATATAATATTATATTTCAATTTTTAAGTAAAAAATTTGAAATATAGTATTAATGTAATTAATAAAGTAAGGTAAATTTTTAAATGAATACTAAAACTATTATAGATGAAATCAAAAGTTATAAAGTTGAATGTATACATTGTAAAAAAATCATAAATGGAAAACCATGGATAAGTGTCAATTATAAAAAAGTTATTGTTCATGGATGTTCATATAGTTGTGGTGTCCGATTAAATCAACATATTGGAAATGGATATTGGGAAGATGTTATTAACAAAGAAGATTTTAATGAACCAAGGCCTGTATCAACATATAAAGAAAAAGGACATATTACATTTGATAATCTTTCTGAAATAAAGCGAGAATTGGCGGAAGAAGAAGAACGTGTTCGTAAAATAGAGGAAGATTATGATTTATCATCAAGTGAATATTCTGATGAGGAAAATATTGAATAAATAAATATATTATTCTATAAATGGAAATTATAATAGGAGATGATTGTTTTAAAACACTGGATTTGAAAGAATATATATTTTTTTATTTTACAGCTTCCTGGTGCGGACCATGTCAAGCAATCGCACCTGAAATAAAAAAATTATCAGAAGAATTAGACCCTAATATTATAAGATTTTTCAAAATTGATATTGATGAAGATGATAATAATGAAATTTGTGATACATGTAAAATTAAATCAGTACCATCATTTTTGTTATTCAAAGATAGAACTTATTTAAATAGAGTAAGTGGTGCTGATATTAATTCAATAAAAAAACTGATACTAGATAATGTTAAAGTTGAAGATGAAGAACCAAAACAAAAAGTTGATAAAAATTCAACCAAATAAAATTAAAATATTAAATATAATATAATGGAAATTAATCCTATGAAGCTATTATTATTGGTTATGTTAGTATTATTTATTTTCAACTGTCCAAACATTTTGGAAGGTTTAGAAAATGATAAAAAAGAAGAACAAGCTAAGAAAGATGAAATAAAAAAGAAAGAGATGAAAGCCGAAGAGGACGAAAAAAAGAAAGAACAAGAACAAGAACAGAAAAAGAAAGAACAAGAACAAGAACAGAAAAAGAAAGAACAAGAACAAGAACAAGAACAAGAACAGAAAAAGAAAGAAGAAGAAGCTAAAAAGAAAGAAGAAGAAGCTAAAAAGAAAGAAGAATTAAAAGAAATTAGTAAAGAAAAAAATTGCGTAGAAACGAAGGTGTTCCCTTGTAATTTTGAAGGACGCGCTTTAGGAAATGTTCCTCCAAAAGCTTGTGATTTTATTAAAAAAGAAATGAAAGAAATGAAAGAAACTATGATGGATCAAAGAGAAGAAATGAAGAAGAAATTAGAAGAAGAAAATAAAGAAAAGATAAAGAAATTTGAGGAAGAGAAAAAAGAAATGGAGGAGAAAATTGATACGATTAAAAAGGCATTAAAATAAATGTCTATTTTATTTTATATTTTTTTAAATATTTATATATTATAATATATAAATGGATAATTTTAAGATTGTGTTAATTATTCTAGCAGTGTTTTTTATCTGTTGCTATTTGAAAAATAACAGCTTATTTACAAATAGTGTAACAGTAGTTGAAGGTAATGTTGAAGCTCAAAGGCCTCAAAGGCCGCCTTCATGGAGACAGGGGGATACTGAAAGTGATCCACCCGATGGAACGAGCGCGCTGGCAACAAAAACGGCTGAAACAAGAAGTACAACTGGTAATCTTCCAGGAAGAAAGCTCGATCGACCTACTATCATAACCGATGGTTATAATCAAACAGGAACCGGACAAATTAGTCGTCAATCAATTACTTCTGAAACAAATGTTCCAAGGCAACAAGCTGGAAAAGAAGCTGGTTCAACTAATGCCGCAAATGAAAAAGTATTAAATGTAATTTCAAGACCTGGTGGAGGTCTTTGTAAGCAAACCCAACAATCATTTGATCAAGCGGTAAGAGAAAATGGGGGTTCAGAAACAAATATTGTCCCAGTTGGACAATATTTACCAGGTAATTGGGACGAGAGTTCATGTACTGGTAAAACTGGTTTTAAATTAGAATGGGTAAAGTTTGGTAACAGAGATAGCCCCGAAGGTGGAACAAGAAGGAAATTATTAGAAGAGATTTCACCCCCTGTTGGGGTAAATATACTTAGAAAAGAAGACGCTGTTGAACCATTAGATATATTCTCTAATACTGCTCAAGGTGAATATAAATTTCAATATCGTGATTTGGGAACTGGTATGATTACAGAACAAAATCAAGATGTTCCTTTAATTCCATTAAAAGATTCAGCTTACTGTATGAATTTAGATGGTACAGAAAATGTAACTTTAACAACTTCTACGAATGCTGAAATAGAAGCCGCGATTGGAAGAGGAGAATCACTCGATGAGGATTTTTATGGTAATGTTATTTCTTGTGCCCCTTCAAAAGGAGCTTATATGTGGATAGATCCAAAAATGTCTTCAAGATTTCCATCGGGTACACCATTTGAACGATACAGACAAAACAAATGTGGTATTTCCCTTTCAAGTGGCGGATCAGGGGATGGAACTACCGCTGCAGGCGGACAACCGGATTGTATAGAGAAAGACAAGTTATATATTCCTCACTGTGTTTCAAATGACGGCCTTCAAATTCAACCAAAAGATTGGTGGAAAGAACGATGGAATCCCGGTGATAGTATAGAAACTGTATGTGAAGGAGATATTACTGGAAGAGAATGGCAAGAATCATCTGAATTAGCTGGTTTATTAGATGGTAAAACAATTGATTATATGGCCGCAAGACACGGAACATCAATTGATTCAACGTCTGCCAGAGCTGATATTGCTGCTACCAAAGAATTAAGGGAAGTTGTTTTCGCAGATTTAGAAAAAAGAGAAAAAACATCAGCAGAGGCTGCTCAACAATTAGCAGAACTCCGTTCCGATATTCAAGAAAAACGTCAAGCACAATGTTCCCTTGAGAAAGATATACAAGGAAATCCATATGTTGGTAATTTTGTAACTTCTTGGGGTGATACACAGGGGAACATGATTATCGGAAGTGAAAATAACACTAGTAATTCTACTGCTGGAGGATATTTATTTCAAGATAATGATGTAGCACTTCAAGCTGGAAATTTGGAACAAATAAGTCGTAAAGTTGATGGTTCAAGAAATACTTTAACATGTAATCCAATCAATTTTATGGAAGATCCAAATTCAGCAGGAGTTCCAACTGTAGATTGTCCTGATTCTGGAAGTGATACCGCTAGATTCCAATTCCGTGGATGTATTCCTAAAACATGTAAAATGCCACAAGAAATGGAACCGGGTCAAGACGGTTGGCACCCCACCCATTATCGTTGGAGATCAATCCCTAATCTTCAAAATGTTCACGGTTCCAATGTTACAGCAAATAGTGATCTAACTGGTTACAAAGGCGCAAATAGTGATGGTCTTGGCACAGATGACGTTTACATTGGGAATTTTGTAGATATGAGAGATGGAACACCTCTTTTAGAATGTAATTCTGAGACAGGATCTTCTTTGGCACCTGGTTTTGATTCTGTGAGAGTATCATGTAATACAGATGATGGAGAAATTTCAATTCAAGGTTGTATGCCAAACAGATGTAAAACACCTTCACAAGTAGCAAAAACAGATATTGCTGATGCAGATAATATAAATCATCGCAGAAGATATCATATTAATTCAACATATGATGATGAATATGTTGATATTAATACTTTTAAGAAAACAAATCAATGGGCTACATCTACAGGAGATATTGGAACAGAAATTTTACCACAGACTACTGAATCGCACTGGGGGCTCAATCCGGTGACCAATGCAGCCGATAGATGGCATACTAGTAACCCAGATAATTCGCCTTCCCTCGGTGGAGCTGGTCACCGTTTCTCAAATAGATGTGCATCTACGGAAGATACTAATATAGATGTCGCTAAAGGCAATACTATTGCTAATACATCTGTTCAAAATTATACTATGGGTACACCTTCAAAATTAATTACTAATGTTCCTTTAATACGTGAAGAAGATTATCATACAGAGGAATCAAAAATTCAAAATATCCTAGGTTTAACAGATGAGCAAATGGATGTAGAAAGGAAAAAGAAAAGTGTAGCAACATACTCTCAACCTTGTTTTAGTTGTGCAGCACCCAATCACTATAAAGTAAATGACGGTGACAATGATAGAGGTGTTAAAGCCCATGCTGCTTACACAGAAGAATCTACACCTCATACATTAAACAAAAACTTCACTTATGGAGCAAATGCTTTATGTTCGGGTAATGAAGGAACATTTGAATTATCTGGTTGTTTTGAAAATAAATGTTATAATCCTTATGTGGATTCTAGTAAAAAAGTTTATGATGGTGAAAAAAGAGATTTTGTAACCGGTGAACTTGAGAAACCAGAATGGCTTGGTGATACATTAACCGTAGCTGATTATGACGCAACTGATGATGTTTCCGGACTTTATCAAAAATATCAGAGAAGTTTTTCGGAGGATAGCAAACCCTCTGATATTAATGGTGAGCAGATAACCCACAGAAAATTCGCTCAAAAATCTGAGGATGGAACTTCTCAAGGCAGTTTAAAATGTGGAATTAATTACAGTTCTATTGCTCAACCAAACTTAAAAAATATAGGCCCTGATAATATAAAATGTTACAATATTTTTGATTGGAGAAATGCTATTGATCCATATAATAAAGATATTCCGAATTATCATACTGGAAGTAATGGTGTTGGGTCTAATCCTGATGAAGATGGATCAGAACCAAATCCTTTGTATTTTCAACATGTCAATGACCCACAAACTGGAGAGCCACAACCTGAAACCAAAGATGTTGAAAGATATGTTCCAAATATGGTAAAACCACCTGGTGATACCATAGATTCTGAAGGAAATATTCTATTAACAGTTAATGGAACAAACAAAGAATATCACAATTTCACTGTTTCAGGATGTGAAGTAAATTATTGTAGATGGCCAAGGGTAAATAGCACGACGGCAGATGATGCTAATTATGTAGAGCCCTCTGAAAAACCAAGAAATCGTGTAAGTTTACATACGACGGCACTAGAACAAGCAGCAGAAGGCGAAGCCGGTCCTTTCGATAGTATTGGTGGGCTTTCAACTATTGATCTAAATACAGACCACCCTATAAAACCGGTTGATGCTACAGATGATTCTGGAACGCGCGGAATATTAGGATATTATACAAACTATAATACAAAAGCTGTAGGGAATGAAAAAAATCCTGGATCAGGATCTGAATACACTAGAGGAGTCGCTGGCCGATCAGAGGAAGAGAGAGAAGCTGCTCAAAATAGTGTTGACGAGAATAGAGGAATGCTTTTACCAGGTGGTGAAGGTGGTGGAGATAATAATATTAATAAAAAAGGAACTGAAATTTTTACCGCATCAGAATGGGCTAATATACCATATACTGGTATCCATAATGATGGATTAACAACTGACAGTCATGAAAATATGAGTTACTCTATTGAATGTATCGGGGATCCCAATGGCCAGGGAACAACAGGAAAATGTATTCCGGGTACTCGTAATAATATTGAACCTGAATATAAAAATTATGAAATTGATGTGATGTTAAAAGATGCTTGGTCAATCTGTGACGAATTATTAACAACTGATGACGATAAGAGTTCCTGTAAAGCGAAACTTATCAAAGGACAACCGTATAAAAATAATGTAAATACCGATGGCACAGTTAACAAAACGCCATTAAATTCTCAAGATTTACTTGAAGTTGGTCGCGGTGGACCTTTCACAATTTCAAGATGTTGGAGAAGAAATACGACAGGTGTAAAACCAACTGTAAAATGTGAGAGAACATCCGCATCGGTAGACGGGGGTTGTAAATATACTCGTAAACATATTGAAGATTCAGGTAATAAGGCGAACTGTTCAGAGGCAAACGTCTCAGGATGTAAGCAAAATAAATGTAAATTAAGTACATCGGATGCTCAAAATGGAACAAGATTACTAATAGAGACAAGTGCTGGTCAATACGCAACTGTTGGAGGCGCTACCGGTGATGGTATGGATATAGATTTTAATGTAGATCAAATTAGGAGAGTAACATGTGATTATAATTTCTCAAAGATTGATCCATCAAAAACATTCGGACATGTTTGGTGCGATACAGATGGAGGAAATTTATTGATACAAAACCCTTGTAATAAGACAAAATGCGGTGTCGGTGCCACGGCACCCCTTAATAAGATTAAGATTGTTGATACTCAGCATATTCGTACACCAGGTTATTCTGAATCAGATAATGAGGGGGTAACAGCCTCGGGAGATATATCTGTAACTTCAAGACCTCCTGGAAGAAATTGGACAGATAAGGTTCAAGCTAGTTCCGGTGTCGGGAGCGCAACAGAAGAGCTTGATACGTTCCTGAGTGGCTCTTCTACATGGGGATTAAATAAAGATAGTGATCAACCATATATTATAGGTGATTCTTTAGACCCAGCGGGAGGAATATATCAAGGACATTTTGATGATTTAGGAAATAAAGATATTGATATAACAACAAGAAATAATGGTAACGCACTTGACCCAATGTATGATGATGATGGCTCTAAAGCGATAATGCCTAATTATAATAAAGATTGGAGTAGATATATGTCTGACCCAGGCGATCCGAATCATTTAGCAACAAATATATATGATAAATACAATTATTCTAGAAAGTATGGAACGGAATTTAAGCCAAATATTCCAGAGGGAGAATCTGCAAAAAGAGAAGAAGCATCTGGGTTTGGAGAGGTTGGTGGTGACGGCGTGGTGAACTTGACACTTTCAGGAAATAGAGAAGGTAGTAACGTGACGAATTGGAAAGGGACAACGCACCCACTTGTTAAATGTAATACAAGGTCACCTAAATCATTAAATTCATTTGGTGGTGCGGATGAATCCGCTGAAAAACCTGGTAAAACATTGGCAGAAGTAACCGCTATGTATGGTGAACCAGAAGAGACTGGTTCATTAGGTGTTTCTTCAAATAGTCTTGGCGACTCCAATGGCCATACTGGATATTGTACATATAAAGTGGACGATGTCGGCTACGTAGTGGGGGATCCAGCGAATGTTACTGGAAATGAAGCGACTTCTGCAGATTGTACCAGGGCAGGTGGTGAATGGATAACTACCGGTAGATTGGGTGTAGCATCTTGTAATCTTGAAAGAGGTACAATTACTCAGACTGCCCGCGACGCAGAACTTGGTCAACCAATTGAGTCTCGTCCCGAAATACCTTCAAATTATAATATCACATCACCAGGGGGGGGTGATCTATCAAAAGAAGGACAACCGACAGAATGGAATAAACAGCCATACAAAGTTTCTCATTGTCAAAGAAGTATCTGTCAATATCCTCAAATTAATATGGCAAACGCGGACGTTTCAGGTGGTATGCCTGAAACCCTTGGTTATAAATATATTGGAAGAGGTGGCGGGACCATCGGCGCGGACGGCGTGTTCGTCGGTGGTAAAGATTCGGTATCAAATGTATTAGGTTATGAACGTGGTGGTACGGGTGATGTAGCTTTGGCTTTCGACTCTGCGACCGGTACTGGGAGTCGGTCTGATAGCGATGGAAATATCGTTGATGTGGGTACAGGGATTGTGAGGGGAAGGAGAGCCAGTGCGCATAGCCCATATTCATCACTTTATGAAACTACTGAAACTGATCGCGTCAATTTAAGTCCCGAAGTTACAAAAAGTGAATTTTATAATGAAGATTCAATATACAGAGATAATCACGGTGCTTCTTTACAATGTGATAATACAAACTTTTCAGGAACACCTAATATTAGATGTAATCAAAGCTCAGATGAGTATTTAACAGGTAATGTTCCAGTGTTTAGTAATTTTACAGGTTGTTATGAGAATAGTTGTATAATTCCTTCACCAACTGCTTTAGAGAAATCAGATGAAGCGGTTGCGGCAGATGCTACCGGAGGAACACCTAGAACATGGGCCGCTGAAATGTACAATGGAGCAACTAGACCTGAAAAAGAGAAATGGGATCGTGTTGAAAGGGGATATGAATTTTTTAAACCAACCGTTTATAAAACTGTTCAAGGCACAGGAGATGGTGGAGGTAAACCATTTTTATCATCAAAATTAAAGAAAGCTACAAGTACTAGTGATGGGGGAACACCTGGACTCAATACAGATCCTAAACATGATAAAGCATCTATAGACTTCAAATGTAATCGCAATTTCAGAACAAACTCATCGAATCAACAAACTATACGTTGTCCATCAAAAGATCCTGGAGGCCTACAGCCATATTGGGTTAAATCAGATTCTTCAGAAAATAGAGGGGGGTGGATACCAAATACAGACAATGGCTTATTACCGGGATGGACGGCGGCAGATACACCACCACCCACCAACGATGCTGGATCGCAATATGGTATATTTACAAACCTTTATTCTAGCAAACCTCTTAATAGTACAGAAGAACATATTCCTAATCAAGATGATTCTCTTAGTGGTAGAGTTGCTGGATTAAATACAAACGAAGGTTCAATTGTTAATAGTGCTCAATGTGTTGAAAATAAATGTCTTTTAAATGATACAATCGTGGATAGACCTCCTTTAATAGGCGATACCTTCCCCGAAGGGGCCACTGCGCCAACTAATAATGATTTTGGGGGTGATATATTATTTGATATAAGAAGACAATGTAAAGATGGAACTTCAACAGGATTAGAAACAACCCGTGGAGAATGTGATGCTGTCAATGGTACTTTCACTGAGAAGAATGAAAGAGAAAAATTACACCCAGAAATAGAAGGTTATGAATTTAGATTATACAATAATCAATTGGGTGAGACTGCTTCATCTAGAGGCGATGATGCTGGTAATGCTAAAGTAGGGTATTGCTCTGGGGAAGGGGGGGCTGAGGAAGAAAATACGCAAGATGGGTGTGATGCTGCCGGAGGTACATGGAATCCATATAAATTATGGGAACAACACGATGTATTCACATCGGGTGACGGGACGAGCAGTTTATCTGAGGCTGATCCAGTGAAAAGTAGGGATAGAGGATTCATGGGATATTATGTTAATCCAAATACAGGGACTGATACAATCAATGGCGAATTATCTAAGCATGTAGCTTCGAATCCTCGTAATCTAACGTTAGAAAAAGTAACAACCCATTATGTGAGCCCATTACAAGATTACGGTGCTGTCTCTCAGACAGATTCTAGAAGTGAATCTCATAGTATTCGTTGTGCTCCTAATTATCATGTATCTAAAAATAAAGATTTAAGAACTGATGCGTCAAAACCAGAAGATGATCACATGAGAGGAAGTTCAACGGGTATTGGTCCATTGGTAACATGTGAAGGTAGCAATGATACATCTGACTCCTCTGACACCTCTAGTAGCACTGATAATACTACTAAATTTAATCTATCTGGATGTAGTGAAAATTACTGTAAATTACCAAATGAATCGAACCGTAATACATCTATGTATTCATACAATGATAACAAGAAGACTGAACTTGAAAATCTTTCTGAAAATCAAAATGGCAAGATTACTCTTAGACAATTTAATCATGGTGGTCCAACCCTTAAATGTGCTCCTTGGACAACTGGAACACCCCATATATCTTGTAATTGGGGTGGATTAGAATCAACTGGTAAAAAAGCCACCGCTGGAACATGTAGCGTTGATCAAGTAGATGAAGCAACACAGAGAAGAATACCATACTTAACGAGAGAAACTTGTGAAGCAGCGTCACCCACACCGGGCGTATGGACACCAGAAGAAACACAAGTTGATATGACACTAGCTAGAACCGCTACAGGAGATGTTCCAGAATTTACATTCACTGGTTGTGTACCATTGGTTAGAAATGACGCAGAAGGTACCACATATTACGAACCATACCCTGGAGATTGTGTTGGTTACTGGCCTGGTTCATTATCACACATTAGTGATAATGGATCCGGTCAAACAATATCACCCCCAGATCAGCTTGATGAACAAACAAGAGATTCTGAGATGTTCAGATTTTACAGCCAATGTAAGCGCAATTGTGATAACAATCTCAAATGCTCCGGATTTACGATTCAAAAACTTGGTCGTGATGAAGCAGCAGCCTCGGGTGCTGATGAAGGAACTATGGTCTGTAATCAAAAGACAAGTGGTGCTCCAGGTGGAATTACAGAAAATGCTGGTCCTGCTGATCAACAATGTCGCCTTGAAACTAGATCTCAGTCAAGCTGGGCTAAGAATTGGGGTTATAATAATATATACAAAGATTTCGAATTGGCGAGAGGCACTGCGCAAGATATGGGTCTTATAGATTCAGGTGACGGCGATCCTCTTCCAAAAGTTACAACTGTTCGCTGGCAGATTATCCCAGATGATCAACCTATCTATTTTGAGAAGAAATATACACCAGGTGTTGCGAGCAATACGCTTGGTGGAACACCGCAAGATCTAGAATTACCCACAAATGTTGGTCAGCTCCGATTTGGACCCACTGCCTCAGCTACAGCAGGAACTACAATCGGTGGTTCAGGGAGGACAACTTTTGGACAAAATGAAGCAGGTGCAGCTGAAGAGGTGCCTACTGGTGGAGGTATTGCTAGATAATCATAAAAAATTTTTTTATAAAAAAAGATAATTAAAGATATAAAACATAAATAAATATATATTATGGACGAAGAAAACAAAACAAAATTATCTTTTGATGATCTCAATTTAAAAGAAAATCTTTTAAGAGGAATTTACTCTTATGGATTTGAAAACCCATCTAAAATTCAACATGAAGCAGTACCAAAAATAGCTTCAGGTAAAGATATTATCGCTCAAGCTCAATCAGGAACAGGTAAAACAGGTGCTTTTACGATTGGAGCTTTACAAAATTTAAAAGAAGATGAAAAAAATACTCAAACTTTAATTTTAAGCCCAACACACGAATTAGTTCATCAAATATCGGAAGTAATTCGTGAATTAAGTAATTATATGGATGTTTCTATTATGGAAGTTGTTGGTGGAACAAATGTATATGAATGTAGAAAAGAATTAGAAAAAAACCCACAAATTATAATCGGAACACCTGGTCGTGTTCTAGATATGATTCTAAAGAAATGTCTTTTCACTGATAAGATTAAAACTCTTATTTTTGATGAAGCAGATGAAATATTATCATATGGTTTTAAAGATTCAATTTATCAAATTGTACAAACAATCCCTGAAACAACACAAATATGCTTGTTTAGCGCGACAATTCCGGATGAAATTTTAGATTTATCCACAAAATTTATGAATAATCCACAAAGGATCCTTATTAAAAAAGAAGAATTAACTCTTGAAGGAATTACACAATTTTATATTAATATTAAGATAAATGATTGGAAATTTGATGTTTTAAAGGATCTTTATGATACAATTAATGTATCACAATGTATTATTTACATTAATTCTAAGAATAAGCTTATGGAAATTTATACAAAGTTAACAAATGAAAATTTCCCTGTATCATATATTCACGGAGAACTAAGTTCCGTTGAGAGAAAAGAAGTAATGGAAAATTTTAGAAGTGGTCATTCACGTCTCCTTCTTTCAACTGATTTATTATCACGAGGTATTGATGTTCAACAATTATCATTGGTTATTAATTTTGATCTACCAAAGTCAAAAGAAACATATATTCATCGTATTGGTCGTAGTGGGAGATATGGAAGGAAAGGTGTTTCTATTAATTTAGTAACAGATAGAGATATGCGTTATATGGAAGAAATTGAAAGCTTTTACGATACAAAAATTAGTGAAATGCCTCAGAATATTCAAGATTATTTGAGTGTTTAAACATATTTAAAAGATGTGCGTATATAAAACAATATTATAATTATTGTTACATTAAATGAGTAATTTAAATTTAAATTTTGATTCTACAGGAAAAGAAGTTAGCCTCGATGGAGATAATAAAGATACAGGTATTACTTTAAATGAAGGAAGTTCTAGCGATATGCTTGGAATTGATCTTCTTTCAAATAAAAAAACTACGAAAGCTGAATTAAATGTTTCAAGTGATATTGGGGGTTATTCAAGTGATGACGGTTCAGTAAAAAGTAATCAAAGTAAAACTAAAAAAGAAGATTTTGATTTTTTTAGTAAAATTAAAGAAAGTGATAAAAATGATAATATTCAAGAAAAAAATGTAGAAGTTGAGCCTAAAACACTTCCTATTAAAGATGATCCAATTTTAAGTGCCGCAAAAAATGAAGAAAATGGTGGATTCAGACCGCTTCATTCAATGAATTCTCAAGATATTAAGAATGAAAAAATTGACATGATTTACAAATTCAAGAAACTAGAGGGTCAAGGTATAAGGACTACAATGAATTACAATATGAACTCTCCTCTTGAAGATATGAGAAATGAATATCTTAAGCTAAAAAAGCAACGCGAGGTTGATAATTCCGTAAAGTTTCAAAGAAAAGTAATGATGGCAGCTATTACAGGATTAGAATTTTTGAATAATAAATTTGACCCTTTCGATGTTAAATTAGATGGTTGGTCAGAATCAATCAATGAAAATATAAATGATTATGATGAAGTATTTGAAGAATTAGCTGAAAAATATGGCGGATCATCTGAAGTAGCACCAGAAATTAAGTTACTAATGATGGTTGGAGGAAGTGCTTTCATGTTCCATCTTACAAATACTATGTTCAAGTCATCAATACCCGGAATGGAAGATATTATGAAGCAAAATCCTGATTTAATGAAACAATTTGCTCAAGCAGCTGTTGGATCAATCGGTAAAACTGGAGGAGGGGGTCGTGATATAAGACAACCAGATCCAATAAGAACGAATGTTCCTCCACCCAGAAATGAAATGAGTGGACCAGCTGGATTGGATGATATTATGAATCAGATGAATATTAATCCAAACGATGTTCCAGATTTGGATAATATATCATTAATGAGTGAAGATACAGATAGAAAAAGTATTTCAGGTTTAACATTAAACATATAAATTTAAAGTTTATTTTTTAATTCAGTGAGATCATCAATCATTGTTTGTATTTTTTTATCATTTTCAAGTTGTGGATTATCACCTTGATCTTCTTCTTCTACAAAACTTGAAAATAAATCTTCTTCTTCACTAAATAATTCACTAATGATAAGAATAAATATGATTGTAAGTATGATCGCACAGATAATATCTCGTGTAGCCATAAAAAATGCACAAAAGAGGAATAATCTTCTAAAATTTTGATTGTGTATCATTTTTTTTTGATTTTCATCTAACTCTGATATGATAAATCTACCACCAATCGTGACAATAATCATCATTACACCAATGAAAAATTTATTTTCATTCATTTTTTCTAATAGTTGTTCAATCATTTATAGTTATATTTTAGAAAAAAAATATATTTATCATTAATATATTTAATGGAAGCAACAGGATGTCTTTTAAGCGAAGCTTTTGGAGAAGTTGAAGAAATTAAAATAAAGAAAAAATCAAAGAAAGATAAGAAGAAAACAGGGATATTATATCCAGAGAATTTAAAACCAGTTGATAGTAATTACCAAGATGATTCTTCTAAAATTTTAGGTTATGATAATAGTCATTTTTATGAAATAAATGGACCCTCAACATCATTTGGTTCATATCAACAAATAAATGATCAAAATATTGAACATCAAAAAATTGAAAATCCAAATGTCGTCTATGTTGAATCACCACAAGTGAAACAAACATATCAACATATACAACCTCAAAAAGATCCAGTTCAAGTAATCAATACTCCAATTCAAAATGAGGTTACCGAACAAGTAAAAGAACTTTCTGATAAAGAATATAATGAATTTAAAGAATATCAGCGAAGAAAACATTTTGAAATTCATCAAAAACAATTATCTCAAATGGAAGGTTTTTCAAATGTGAATGATGATTTTAATGATGTTTTACTTTTTGGATTAATGGGAATTTTCTTTTTAATTTTTACAGATTACATTTACAAACTTGGAAAAAAAACATATTAATCTTTCTATAATATTCAAAAAAAAATGTTTATAAATATTATAAAGTATGGCAAAAAACGATAATAGCATAACATGTTTAGCACTTTTAGTAGGTGTCCTCATTTTTATTATGTATCTAAAATGTTCAAATAAAATTATTGAAGGACACGAAGCAACTCCTGAGGCTTTAGCTGCAGCAGTAGCAGTAGGCGCAGAGGTTAGAACAACTAGACCACAGTTTAATAACTGTATTAAGTCATGTAGTGCAATTCACCTAGCAGATTCATCACCCGAGGACAGATTACAATTAGTTAAAGATATCAAGGATTACAAAACATTGGCCCTTACTCAAGATACACAAACCGCCGACACCGATGAAGCAGTGGCTCAGCAATTAGCAAGAATTCGCGCTTTTGAAGGAAGGTTTGCTAAATATACTGATGAAGCCGATTCTGGCGCAGAAGCGGGAACTCCAGGAGCTCAAACAGGTTTATGTGCTCCATCTACTGGGCCAGGAGGTAATAATACTTGGACCCTTGATACTGATGAAGCAAAGGCAATTTGCTGGGATCGTAGTGTTACCATGTTTAATACACTTAGAAGAGTTAGACAAGCATATCATAGTTTACCTAATACACCTGACATGCCAAAAGCATATGGTGGTACAGCTGAAGCTGAAGCTGGTGAACCTATTGCGGAATTTAATGCCTCCGGAACAGGTAAAGGTCGTTATGAAGCCCTTAATCCAAATAGATCCAGAAAAGATAGTTCATTCGAAACCGAGGCAGGTAATCCAGATACTAGAAGACAGCTTGAAGCCGGTGAAGATAACGGTGGTACTATGTTACCCTTAGGATGGGGTAATCAAGATAATAGAGGAGCAGGTTGGAATACTGATGGAACAAATGGAACGAGTGGAGATCCTTCAACTGGATTTAGATATACTGATGGTCCAGTTACAACAACTACCACTGCTAGTACGGCAACCCGTTAATAATATTTTTTATATTTAATATAATATATGTTATCTAATAATTTTCTTTTACTTATTATCATTATAACAACTGTTATAATTCTTATTTGTGATGATAATAAAAAATTAATTGAAGGTCTAACATTTAAATGGTATGATGAAAATAATCAAGTACTTGGTACTGATTATAATTCATGTATTAATGGAATCTCAAAATTAATAAAATCACGCGCTCAAACAAATCAAGATGAAATTTTCAGACCAAGTGATTATAATAATATTCAAACTTGTGCGAACAAATTTAATGAAGATACCGATGTTGTTCAAAAAGCCCTTGTTACTAAATTTTCAAGAGAAGCGATTGATAGAGTATACTCCGATAAATTAAGTGATAATGAAATTTATGATAATGAAGGAGAAGTAAAGCAAGAAATTCAAACAATGGTTGACAGTAATTATAATAATCAATCATTACAATGTGTTCAACAAGAAGGTTCTGCGTGTCCATCTACTTGCGAAGATAAAGAAGGTGATTGTAGTAACTGTACCGATGATTGTTTAAAAGCTCATAAATATATAAGGGAAAAAAATCAAATAGATGATGCTTGGGGTGATGAAAATAACCCAATCGAAAGAAAATATTATGCTCTTACAAAAGATAGAAGAAGCGTAGTTAGAGAATTAGCTGGAAAATACATTCAATCAGAAGAACAGCTAGGTGCGAATTTATCATTAACTCATTGTATTGGAAAAGATGCCGAAGCAGATGAATCCTGTCAAAGTAAAAATGATAATCAATGTAAAAATGATAATAATTGTGTATTATATAAATCTGCCCCTTGTGCTGCTGAAACTTGTACAGCTGAAGAAACAAGTAATTTTTCAAGACAAAATTTAATTAATAAAAGAAATGAAATTTACAATAAAATAAATCAAACAAGAGAGACAGAAATTATTGGATATAAAGATATAGTTAATATTGATTGTGATCAAGCAAAAAATTGCCGTGGGCCAAATGCTACTGGGAATGAAACAGAAGAACAATGTACAGGTGATGGTAAAACATGGATAGGAAATATTCGTTGTATGCCCGGATTATCAAGAAATACAGTCACAGCTTCTGAAATACAAAATTTGGTAAATCAAAAGTTAAATCAGTCTTATCAAAATCAAACTAATATAAATACATTTAGAGAAATTCTAAATACTAATACATTCTGTGGTGGTGTTTGTATGGAGGGTGAAACCCCTACAAGTGATGATCAATCAAATTGTAATGGCGATGGTAAAACATGGACTGAAAGGTCTTGTCTTAGTGTTCTGTCAGGAGATCTCAATAATACATCCACACCATCAGAAATTAATACCCGAATAATACAAAAATTAACTGAATTAAATTCGCTTTCAAATCAAGATCTACCATCTCAAAGAGAGACATCAACAAGATATCAAACAGAATTAGAAACACTACATACTCCCGAAATATTACCTTCTTGTTCGGATGTTTCTGATACAATAGATGCTGATGGGGAAGATATAAATTTAAATTCACCCGAAGGAAAATACAACTGTGATGGTGTTAATTTTATAGAACCAAGGCCTGATTCATCAAATTTAAGTATTTTAGAACAAAAAACACAGGGTTTAGTAGATAAGATAGCAGAATACAAAACAATTGAAGAAAGATATGGTGTTGAAAGTGGACATTTATCAGAATATGTCGCAAAAATAGATGCCGCAGCAGAAAGTGTTGCTCAAAGTGGTGATGATGGGCATACGACAAGGATTATACAACTAGATACACATATTCAAAATACAACCAGTTTAAGGGAAAATGAAATGACCCTAAATTGTTTATCTGGTGGTGGAGATGTACCCAACAATCAATCATTATTTGGACAATTAGGAAATCCTTCAGAAATTACATTAAGCGATACTTGTAGAAATAGAATTAATGAAAAATTACCAAGATCCACTCCATCTGGTTCGAATAATGAAGTAGATGCTGTAACTGCTTTAAATATACAAAATGCTAGAATAGCATTAACTGGAATAGCTACAGCAGCAGATCGTCCTTCTTGGGCAGTTCAAATATTCGAATCTAATAATATCACTCTACCAGCACTTACAGATGTATCTGCTCAAGCTGAACCTGCTCAAGCTGAACCTGCTCAAGCTGAACCTACTCAAACTGGATGTACTGGGACTACACAGAGTGGTAGTTTTGATGGTGCTCCTGCTTTCAGATTAGCTTTGATCTCTTCAACTGATGGCGATAGAGGTGAGATAAGTGGTATACGAAATAATGAGAGTGGTAGGAATTGTAGTGCTCTAAATAATGTAACCTTCGCGAGCATGCGCTCGCAAGACAGGAATCAGCGAAATGCTGTCCAGACGATATCGAGAATGCTAGCACCAGCGACCACACGCAATGCTATCGCGAGTAGATTAAGTGCTCAACAACCAAATATTTATCCTAATGTCGGTCTTGCTAGGAGAGACGTCAACGCTTTTAGAAATCCAAATCTTTCAAATAATGCTAGAAAAGCAATTATGTGTAATTTTGTCAGAGGATGTACACATACTTCTAGATAATTCAAGTAGATAACATTCTTTGATTAAATTTATATTTTTTTTTAATATATTATATTATATTATGACTAAACTACGCCAGTCGAATAAAAATAATCCAAAGGGGCGACAGCTAGAATCCACACCAATAACGAGAGAATCCACACCAATAACGAAAAAATCCGTTTTTAATAATATAAGAAGCATCAACACCCACAAGGATCTTTCCTGGTCACAAAAAAAATCAGCCTTTCGCCTCGATAAATTAGAATTTATCGAGGCGTTAAAAGCACGCATACAGGAGCAACAACGAGCAAAATTTAATCCGACTCCCACACAAAAACGGCGGCGCTTAGCAAAAGTCAGACGAAAACGAATTGCGAAAATACAAAATACACAAGAAAAGGAAACCGAGCAACAAAAATACGACGTGAAGAGACGACTTGAGAATCAGGCAGCACAGAAACCAGTTCAAACACGAGAACAAGCAATGGCCGAAAATCAAGAGGCATCGAGTTCAAGTGGTATTGATGCTTTGGGAACAAAATTCGCTGCGGCAATATCCACTGTAGCTACTATAAATACTATTATTCCTAGAGAATTGGGAGAAACAATTTCAGTTCAAGATATTAATTCAGTAACAGATAGTGTTGAAAATGAAACTAGATTAAATGCACGTAATTTAGAACTTAGTAGAGAACTTAAAAATAATATTAAAAATTTAATGGTTTTTGATAGAGAATTAAAGAGAGGACTTTCAAACGCAAAATGTGAAGTTGGTAAAAAGTGCTTTACAAATAAAAATGATGTGACTCCTAAAAACGTTATTGATAAATTAGAAAAAGCTTATGCTGAAATTGGAGATAATAATAAAGCATTAAAAGGTTTATTAAAAGAACAATGTGGAACGATATCATGTTTTGATGAGAAAGACCGGAATCTTAAAACAAATAAAGATATAAAAGAAGCAGTAATAAGAAGGATAACTGAATTACAAAAATTGAGAGAGAAAGAAAAAGAAACATCTGCGAAATTTCTAGTCGATCAAATTAAACTTAAAAATGAAGAAATGGTAAATGCGCTTGAGGTCGCAAAAGAAAAAGCAAATAAAAAATTAGAAGAAGAAAAACAAAAATTACAAGAACAAATAAACTCTAAAGTACAAGATTTAAGAACTGCGAATAAAAGAATCAAAGACTTAGAAGAAGCTGAAGTAATAACAACTGCCAATCACGCTCGTGATATCGCAGAAAAAGATTCTCGTATATCTACATTACAAGGCAATTATGAAACATTAAAAAATGAGTCGGAGAAAAAACAAAAGGAAATTGAAGCAGAAATGAAAAATTTAAAAAATACAAAAAAAAAAGAAATTGACCGATTAAAAAAGAAAAATGACAACTTAAAACAGAAAAACAATGAACTTGTATTACAGACAAGCAGAGCTAGGAGCATTGCTTCTTCAGCAAAATCAGCTAAGGAAGCAGCTGAAACCGCAAAAGAAGAAGCGGAAAAAGCGAGAGATGAGGCTGTAGCCGCCGCAAATTTATCTGAAGAAGCGAAGGTTGCCGCTGAATCGAATGCGGTGGCTGCTAAGAAGGCTCAAGAAAAAGCGGAAAAAATCGCAGAGGATGCGAATCGGATGGCAGGACTAGCAGAAAAAGGACAAAAAGAAGCACAAAAACAAAAGGAAGAAGCCGAAAAAGAAAGAGATTCCGCATCAGAAGCATTAAAAAATGAACGCGAAAGGATAGTTGCTTTAACAAAAGAAAAAAATAAATTGGAAACAGCACTTACTAATACAGAATTAGAAAGAAATCAATTAAAATTAGATAAAACGACCGCCGAAGGTAAATTTAAAGCTGAAAGAGAAAAATTGAACACTTCTACCCTTGAGATAAAAAATCTTCAAGCTAACTTAGCTAAGGAATCTTTAAAATTAAAATCCGAAGAAGAAAGAAGAAGAAATTTACAAAAATCATTAAATGATTCCAGAAAAAAAGAATCTGATACAATGAAACGTGTAAATTCCTTAGAAAAAAAAATAGAGGAACAAGAGTCTGCGAATGAAATCACACTACAAAACATAAAAAGCAATTATGAGAACCAAGTTTCTGCTTTAAATAGCAAGCATAATACTGAAAAACAAAATTTAATTAAGGATTACAGAAAAAAAGCGAATATAGAAATAGAAAATTTAACAAATGAGCATAAGAAAATTATGGAGGAAAAGAAAAAAGAATATCAAAAATCAAATAAAATAAGAAACATACAAATAGCAAAATTTAAAAAATTAAAAAAAGATAATGAAGATAATCTAAAAAAAAAGATAAATAACCTTAGTTCAAATCTTAAAGCAAATCAAACTCTGGTTAAATCATTGAGAATTCAAAATATGTCTAAAACAATTACATACAGTAGAAATATTGCAAACTTAAGAAAACAACAAAAAGACGAAATATCGCAATATAAATTAAGAGAAAAACGTATTACAACTCAAACAAATAATGAAATAAAGAATTTTAAAGCAAAATCAATTCAAAATTTTAGAAAGTCATATATAAGTGCTCAATTAAAATATCGTACTCAACTTCAATTAAAAAATTCGGAAATAAAACGATTAAAAAGTGGTAATAAAGAACTACTTACAGTTAAAATGGCACAAATACAAGCAGAAAATCTCGCAAAAAAACGAAAAACTACTATAATTAATATGACTCAAAATTATAAAAGAGCCAATTCAATAATAAAATCTATGAGTGCTAAGAATAATTCTTTAAAACTTAAATATGCGTCAATGTTGAGAAAACGTAATGACTTAATTAAAACAAGAAATAATGTAATTACATACTATAGAGAAAAACAAACCACCTTGGAAAGAAATTTTATTATTGAAAAAGCTAAAAATTCATCATTACAATCAATTATACGTGGTAAGAATCAAACCTTACGTAAAAAAGATGAACAATTAAAATTGGCTATAAATCAATTTAAAAATATTGAAACAAGTTATCGGAAATTATTTGAAAATCAAAAAAATCAAATTACTAAACTAAAAAAAACTGAAAAGGGGTTAAAAGAAAAAACCCAGCGAATGAATACGGAAATAAAAGGATTAAAAGATACAATCGCAAAAGCAAATGATAAAATAAAATCTTCTGAAAAAAAAATTAGTGATCAAAGTGTAATAATCACAGAACTCAACGCAAAACAAAAATCAAATTTAGCTACTATTAGCACATTACAATCACATTTAAGGAGTAAAATTTTTGTATCACAATGTAGTAAGAGAGGATATACTGCGACTGCGGGAATTAAATCAAATACACATATTTTCAATGGTAAAAGATATATCAAAGAAGAATCTATCATAGAGGATATTAGGAGGTTGAATGGAAAAATGTATGTTAGATTAATAAATGGAAAATGTATGAATAAATATAGTCGTCCATGTCCTAAACCAAAAGTTATCTTTAGAAGACCGAAAAGGTCTGCTAAGTCAAGTGATCTTATCAAACACAACAGATTGTATATAAAATACCGGTGCGCTCTTATAAAAAGACTACGAAGTAGGGGGATAGACGCGAGAAACTGGTTAAATCAAAGGAAATATATTAAAGCAAAAACCGGAAAATTCCCACGTTATCCACCATTTAATACGAGGATGTGTGGTCGTGGTAGAAGGTCTATCTCAAGAGTTAGAAATAGATGTACAGGTAATTGTGCTAGATATAGAGGATATATTAATTTATATCGTTCTAAGATTGCTAAATTACAAAGGGAATATAAATTCTACCAAGGTAGATTAACCAGTTATAGCAGACTGTTTAGAAGATATAATGGAACACAGAGAGGAACACCTGCTTATAATTACAAAAGGGCATATATTACAAATTTGAAGTTATACAGAAAAACAAGAAATTGGCCGTCTTGGATTCGTAGAAGGAAAGCGAGATATAGAGTACTCTACCTTCGTTATTTATCACTATTAAGGGGAGAAATCGCGAAAGGTGGAAGATATTCAAGATTAATTTCTGTTTATGCTAGAAATGTATCATCTAGAAAGAGACAAATTAACAATTATAATAATGTAATTAAAAATTATCAAAGAAAATATCCAATACAACTTAGATAAATGATTTCATTTTATTTTCCATTAATAATAGATCACTTTCATTATAAATGAAATTTCCACTTGGTTTATATTCATCTACTAATTTAAAATCACCTTTATTCTTTTGTTTTTCTTTTTGTTTGGGTGTTTGAACCACTTTTTTAGGATTTATCTCCCAAGTAATAAATAACCAATTTGGCTCAACATACAATAATTTAAATCCATTCTTTTTTAATGAATTCATAAGATAATTACGTAAATCATTTATATTGTATAATGGGACTCCTATAATAAATTCAGGTATATGATAAAAGCAAAATGTTTTTTCAAGGTTCGCATTATATTTAATACGTATGTGGATTTTCTTTAAAATATCATCAAATATCTCAAATCGTTTCATATTTTTCTCATTTATTTTACCGTATAATTCGTTTATATTTAAAGAACTCATAATAATAGTTTAATATTATTTTTTTAAAAATTGACAAAATTAAATGGAAGTAAATACTCTTTTTTTATCCGGTGGAGGTGTTCATTGTTTATCTTTCTTAGGAAGTTTAAAAGTGTTGATTGAAAAAAATATAATTCAAGAAAATCTAAAAAATATAAAAAATATTATAGGTGTTTCTGGGGGAATTTTACATATCATCCCACTAATATTAGGTTATAATATTGATTCCACGATTAAAATATTTATGAACTATGATTATACAAATTTAGTAAATTATAATGATCTTAATATTAACCATCTACTAACAAATTTTGGACTTTACAGAAATGACTTTATTGATAAAATTATTATTATACTTTTGAAAAATAAGAATTTACCAATAAATATTACATTAAAACAACTTTATGATAAAAAACCAATTAATCTTGTAATAAAAACAACAAATATAAGCACATCCCAAATTTGTTATCTTAATCATAAAAACACACCTGATATACCTTTGATTACCGCAATTAAAATGACAACCTGTTTTCCACTATTTTTTGAACCAATCAAATATAATGATCATTTATATGTTGATGGAGGTTTGTGTGGAAATTTCCCACTTGAATACAAAAGAAAGCTAAGAAATTGTAAATACATTGGTTTTAAGATAATTTCAACACAAGAAAAATATGATTTTAAAGATATATTTAGTTACTTATCATCACTTTATAATATTGCCTGGTCTCCATATGACCATACAAAAAAAGAAAATATCATTGAAATTCAATGTTCTGGAACTGGAATGGATTTCAACATTACAGATGAAATAAAAAATGATCTTATAAAAAAAGGGAAAGAATCAACCAATAATTTAACTATTTTCAACAAATCTTGATAAATCACCATTACTATGAAGATCAAATAAATGAGCTCTTACAGGTGATTCTAATTTATTATATATATCTACCCACTTCTTATCATGTGATTCAAGGTAACGACCACCTAAAAAAAGTAGTTTCTTTGTTTCATCCCAATTTTCTGGATCAGATGATAAAATTGATGTACTTCTTGTTACACCAATTGATGATGAATGATTTATTTCCTTAAAAAGTTCATCTATCGTTTCTCTTTTCTTTTCTCTTACAGCATCAGATACTTTTGAACGATGTTGTTTTCTAAATTCTTTTGATGTATTATGTCTTTCTTCAATCGTATTATTCTTATCATTTTTTTTTTGACATAAACGACGGTATCTTTGTAATAGTTCCGTATTTTGTTTATCATTTAAATTAACATAATAAAATTTATCATTATTAATTTTCTCTTGTGTATAGTTCTTATATTCATTAAAAGACATCCCTTCTTTCAAAAAAATATCCTGTAATTCTAAAAGCTTCTGGAAACCGGTTACAGAATGCTTCTTTACATTACCTACCTTCCTATAATTATTTTTCTTCACAGGAATACTACTTTTTTTCTTTAATTGTACAAGTCCATCGCTCTTGTTTAATTCACGACCCTTTCGAGGTATCTTTTTTCCTTCTCGGATTTTATTAACCCTTGTTTTACCTACTTGAGAATTTGACGCAAACATATTATAATATTTATTATTATCTTGTTTTTAATATATTTAATCATCCATTGCTCGGAAATTAAATTTAGGATTCTTCTTTGTTCCATTCGCACAACCATCTGCCAACTTCTTACCTAGAACCAAACCATAATCAGTTTTTTCTTGAAGCTTACAAAGGGCATCCTTAATTTCCTTCTTTTCAGGACGTTGCTTCTCTCTATAACCTTCATCATCACACCATCTCTCCCAAGCATCATATAGTTCTTCAAATGTATTAAACTCATCACACTCTTCTAAATCATCATCAACCCAATTAGCAACAATATCATTTGCTGTTCTATAAGCCTTTGTTTGTTCCTTTACTTCAGGTGGGGGTTTTGTTCCCCCACCCAGTTCTGGTGCTTGATCATATTTAACATATGTTTCAAGCAACTTTACCATAAAGATAATCTTCCATGCTTCTAACTTTTTATCAAGTTGCTCATCGGCTAGATATTGATATGGATTTGCTGGACTCGGTCTTGGATCATCTGTAAATTTTGAGATATATTCAACAACCTCCAAACGCCTCCAAATACCACCATCATTACCACTCAGTTTTGGAAGATCATTACACATAAGAACAATTTTAAATTGTGGCTTAAACTGTTCTGTTCCCTTAAACAATCCACGCGATGTCATTTTATCCCCACCCGTCATAAGCTTCAACTTACCACCATAGATAAGATCTTGTTTTTCTGGCTCTGACATCCACACAAATCTAGCTTTCTTAATATTTTCTAGTTCCGGTGAAGCAGAGGATGAACTACCTCGTTTTGTTGTAAGATATGATACATCCATAGACTTTGAATACTCTCCTAACGCAAACTCTACCAGATCTACCAATTTAGACTTACCATTACCACCCGAACCAGTCCAAAAGTAAAACTTTTCTTCGCGAACTTCACCAGAAAGACAACTTGATAAGAACCGAAGTATATAATCTCTAACACGTTCATTGGGAAAGACTTTTACCAAGAAATCATCCAAATCAGATTTTAATGTTTCATAATCTTTCATCTCTTGAATTGTTTCTTTTATTTCATCTATCTTAATAGGCATTGATGCCTTTGAAACAGGCATTGTAATCTCACAAGACAAACTTACATAATCAGAAGGTAATCCCCCTCTGAATACACTTTTACTAAGATCATAAATACCATTTTCAAAACCAACTAGATTTCTTTGATCATCTAATTTTTCTTTAAATTTTTCATCGTAGAATAACTCCTTACATTCTTTCATAATTTTATCCTTATAACCGGAATCTTTTAGCTTAATGATAACCTTACTACAATTTGATACACGATTATTAAGTATTTGCTTAATATCAGATTCTTCATCATCTTCCATATTTGCCTGTTGTTGATACTTTGTCTGCCAATACATATAAAGATCTACAATCTTATTTGAAAGCTGAGACCTTAATTTATGACCCATATCTGTTTCTTCCCATTTACCTCCTTTTTTCTCATTAAAGTGATACCATAAATTTTCTTTCAAATCAGCACAAACAAATGAATCCTTAAAATAATGATAAATTACATTTGCTACATCAGCATGTGCGCCTGTTGGTGATTTATCTTTACCCTTAATACTAATCTGAACTAGCTTTTGTAGTGATTCTTTGATAATATTATTATATTCTTCAAAATTATCTTGCTTTGCCCAATAATGAAGGGAAGCAATTGTTATATTTCGTTGATTGTTTTGATTAAACCATCCCCATTGCCTCTCACACTCGGAACTATCATTCCACATAGACCACTTTTTACTAAATAAGATCCATGTTGGAAGAAGATCATTACTAATTGTATGTAAGCAGAAACCAACATCTTTCCAATCATCATAATTACTAGCTCTTTGAGTTGAAAGACAAAGAGTGGCTAGCTTTTTTGCGGTTTCGATATCATGTTTTTGAGAAGCACTGATAACAGAAGCACAGATTTCAACTGATTCAATACTCTCCATTGAATTACTATTTTTTAGTGGTTTATTTTTAAGTCGGTTTTCGGTTTCTTCTGTATACTTTACGCTTGGTTCTGTATGCTTCGCAACACTATTTAGATTAATTATTTCAAGTGGTTCATCCACATAATTATCAATTGGAATATTTAATAGATTAATACCATTTTTACGATAGATTTTAGTTAATTTGTAAATTACATGATCATCTGGTTTACCACATCCATACATCATCCAATTACCACCTTTGTAAATACATTCATCAATTATTTGATCCATCTCATTCATAGGGGGTATCTTACCTTCATCTGTAAAGTATTTATGATAATCGCTAGTAATCATGATATCTCTTAGAATCTTATGTGCTTTCTTATCTGCGATAATATAAGGAAAGAGAAGATGAATACCATCTTTTGAGTTATAGTCTTTATCTTTTATTTTTCTAAAATCATCTTTCTCCATTACAAAACACATTTTCTGACCTTCGGAAACAGTGTATACTTGTTCCATTTTAGAAAAGGTATCATGAATGATCTTTTCTAAAATATTATTATTATATTGTCTTTCAGTAAGTTCTTCTTTGAACTTGAGATCAAAATCAACGATAAATGGAGAAAATTTTTGTACTTTTTCTACCATCGTATACTTATCTTTCTTCTTAAAAAGTGAACGATGAATAAGTTCATAAAAATCTGTTAGTTCTTCGTTTTCAATATTATAAGATCCTTTGTATTTATTATCTTCACTCCAATAAATTGTGTGTGTATGTGGTCCATTTTCTTGCTTTTTATGTTTCAAAAGAAATTGACCCAACTTTTTAGATACCATAATATCTTTCTTAATATTTTAATTTTTAGGTATTAAATTTTCAAATTCAGAATCTATTTAAACAAAAATTAAATTATATTTATAATGGCGAGTAAAAAAGCTCTAAAAAGAATCATCAATAAAGATATTAAAGAGATTCAATCACATAATTTAAATTCTCTTGGAATTTACATTGAGTTTAATGAATCAGATATGCTTCATGCAAAAGCTATGATTGTAGGTCCAGAAGATTCACTTTATGAGGGTGGATTTTTATTTTTTAATATTCGTTTTCCAAGTAATTATCCTTTTTCACCTCCAGATGTGAGTTATGTTTCAAGAAATAAAATTCGTATGCATCCAAATATTTATGTTGGTGGACATAGTAATGGTCAAGGTAAAGTATGTTTATCTATTTTAGGGACATGGGCTGGACCTAAATGGACATCAATCATGGATGTTACAACAGTATTAATAACAATTCAGTCTCTATTAGATAAAAATCCATTACATCACGAACCAGGACAAGAAAATAATAATACAAATGTTAATAAACTTTATAATGAAGTTATTAAATATGAAAGTATTAAGACATTAACATTGAAAAACTTTTTAGATGTTCCTGAAGGTTTTGAAATATTTATAGAACCAATGAAAGAAAATGTCAAAAAATATAAACCAAAAATTCTCAAAACATTAAGTGAAAATAAATCTCAAAAAACTAAAAATATCAATTTATCTTTTTATAGAATTTCATCAACTATTAATTATGAAGAATTACAAAAAAATTATGAAATCTTACTACAAGAATATTAACCATTGAATAATATAAAATTTGATTAATATTTATAAATTAAATATATTAGATATTAATAATGGAGATAAACTTTTGCGATAATTGTGATAATCTTTTGTTCCTTTATTCAAACAAAGATGAAAATGGAAAATTATATATGGCCTGTAAAAAGTGTGGGACAAGTAAAGAATATGTTGAAAACAAATGTATCTACAGCAATGAATATCATCTTGATCTAAGTGAAACAATTAATGATAATAAATATCTAGATAGTGATGTAACTCTTCCTTCAATTTCTGGAAATATTAATATTAAATGTCCAAATGAAACATGTGTATCAATCACAGATGATAAACCATCCGATATCATCTACATAAAATATGATCATGATTCAATGAAATATTTATATGAGTGTAAATATTGTAAGCAAAAATGGACAAATGTTTAAATTATTTAAAATTTGATAAAATAATATTATTATTAAATAGATATGGAAAGCAGTTCTGACGAGGAATATGATGAAACACCCCAAATTTTTGATCAACAAGAAGACATTTCAAAATTTATGCAAAACTATGATGTGATTAAAAAAACATATAAAACACGACCATTTTTGAATAAATATGAAAAAACTGCGATTATATCTGAAAGATCTCAACAAATCGCAAATGGAGCGAAAGCTTTATTGAAAAATCCAGAAACATACAACAGTGTATATGAAATTGCTTTGGAAGAATTACGTCAAAAGAAAATACCTTTTATAATTGGTCGTCCATATTCAAATGGAATTGAATATTGGAAGCTTGAAGATTTGGAAGTTTTGTAAACTTGTTAATTTGATTATATTTAAACTGTTTTTTTTAAAATTTTTTATATGTATAAATTATAAATGGATATGGATAAGATTTGTACGATTTTATTACTTTTAGCATTAATGGTAATTATTTGCAGAAATTCAAGCGAATTAGGTATTGAAGGATTAGAAAATGATGAAAAAAAAGAAGCATTACTAGAAAAGATTGACGAAGATGCGGAAGAAGCAATTGATATGGTTGATCAAGTAATTGATGAATCTGTTAAAGAAGCAGCAAATGCTGTCGAAGATGTAGTTGTTCAACCAAGTGAAATATTAGATCAAGTAAGTGAAACGGTTGAAGATGTTGTCCAACCAGAAGAACCTGTTCCACCTGTTCCAGAACCAACTCTTCCCGAAACACCCCCCGAACCAACACCACCACCGCCTCCAGCTGTTGAACCAACACCACCTCCACCACAACCACAAATGCCACCCCCTCAAGCACCCAAGCCACCTCAACAACGTCCCGACAAAATGATGGGGAGTCCATTATTAAGACTTAATCAACAAGGACCAATTATGGCATATGATGGATCATTTAGCAGTTTTGCTGGCGCGGGTGCTAATTATGGTGAAAGAATTCCACTTTCTATGCAACAAGAATATGCGACCCTTAAAAGTTTAGGAAAAGTAACCCCACAAATGATGCAGAATATTGAAAGAGCCGCAGCACCTCCTCTTCAAGATTCGCAGGTTCCAAGATTTGATCCAACTTCTTCGGGTGGATTATTACCAAACCAATTTCCGGGTCAACCTTCGCCTAGTGGAGCACCACAAATGGCACAACCGCAACAAGCTCCTTCAAATAAAGAATTAGAAGTTCATTTTGTTTTTGCTGGATGGTGTGGACACTCTCAAAGAGCTGTACCCGAATTCAAAAAACTAGTAAGCGATACCAGTGTAACTACATCAAGTGGTGTTCCCGTTAAATTTGTAATGACCGAAGAACAAGATCCGGGAATGGCTCAGTTTAAAGGCAAGGTTCAAGGATTCCCAACATTCATGGGTGTAATGAAAGAAAATGGAAATGTCGTTGATATGAAAGAATTACCAGTTAGTGATCGTTCGGCTGAATCTATTAAAGCAATGGTAGGCAAAATGTAAAATTATTATATTGAATATATTATAATTATGGATAAATTATGTAAAGTTTTCCTTTATTTTATCTTATTTTTAACTCTTTATCAATTATATTTTAAAAATGTTGAAGGTCACGAAAATCAATCTGGAAAAGGATCAACAGATTGTTCTACTAAAACAACCAGAGCTAGTTGTCGGTCAGAAGCTCCAAGTTGTTTTTGGGGTAATGCTCTAGGTAAAAGAGTAAATACAGATGGTGGTGGAATTTGTATGGAAGGTATTAACTCTACAACAGAATCTCAGGCAGATTGTTCTGGTGATGATAAAGAATGGATTCCGAATTCATGTCAACCAACTGGTTCAAACCTTACTGTAAGTTCCACACACTCGGATAATAATCATCATTCACCTGGAGCTAGTGGACCCGCGGATACTCCCGCACCAACAGAAGGTCAACCGTAATAATCTTATTATAATTTTTTTATTTGATATATTATAATATATGGAAAAAATATGTAGAATTTTTATTTACTTTATCTTATTTTTAGTCCTTTATCAATATTTTAACAAAGTTGTTGAAGGACACAATGTTCAATCAACAGCAGATTGTAGTAGTACTCGAACATATGCAGAATGTCGTTCAAAAGCTCCAAGTTGTTATTGGAGAAATTTAGATGGTAAAAGAACTAGTGAAGAAAGTGGTTCGTGTGCTTCTACTGGATCAACTGTTTCTCCTAGTAGATATCATTCAGGTAATCATCACGCAAGTGATCATAATCATCCGATTGATCCAAGTATAGGTCAAATTACTGGAAGAGTTGAAGGTTCGGGAGAAAATCAAGTAATTTTGAGTATTACTGAGAGGTGTGATACACATACATGTCCAGATAATTATGTAAAGCGTGATGGTATTGATAATACACCTCAAGGTGATAATGCGACACAATCATGTTGTAGACCAGTTACTTGTGATACATTTGAATGCGGTGAAATTTCTGAAAGTATCACAGATCCTTCACCTGAATCCGTTAATCAATTTGATCCACCTGACGCTCCAACAGAACTTCCACAAGCAAGATGCTGTACACCTAAAATGTGCAATACTTATAATACCCCTTGTCCTACTGGATTTCAATCTAAATCAAATTTGGAAAGTTTACAACAAGGCAATAATCCAAACGAATCTTGTTGTGAAATTATACCAATATGTAATACACATACTTGTCCCACAGGTTATCGTTCTAAAGCTGGTATTGGAGATGTAGAACAAGGCAATAATCCAAACGAATCTTGTTGTGAAATTAAAAGATGTAGTAATTATGGTTATACTGATGGTGTTTGTCAAGGTAAAACTTTGAATAATGAGTTTTTTGATGTAGTGGAAAATCCGTATCGTGCGGCTTACCCGAATAGAGAAGTTGATCCTGATATTAGAACTAATACCGGAAAAGACCGAAGATGTTGTGTTCCAAAATATTCAAAAGATTTGAAGTGTGGTACATTTAGATGTCCTATAATTAAGTATGGGGGCAATCGTGCTATTGCTATGAAAAGAAACCCAGAAGAGATTAATAGATCACGTGGTCGTACGCCTGTAGAAGATTGTTGTATCTGGGATTGGGGTCCCGGTTCACCATACAGTGGGGAGATGATTAAGTCGAAATATTATAGCACAAGTACATCCAGCTTTGTGCGCTCGCTGGATAGGGGGTGGGCAAGGATACGCATGGGGCTCGCTAGCGAGGACAAGGGTGTTAGAAGTTGTGCTGGTTACGGGCGCCACAAATATCCCCGGGATCATACCAAAGACCAGCTCTGGCCGACCCCTGCCAACTCAACCGGTCCCAATGGATGTATGGAAGAAATGCGTCAAGGTCTTAATAGTACATCACGCGATCCTGTTGGGGACCGTGTATAATGATAATTTATATACTTTTTTATATTTGATTATATTAATATGGATAAATTTCTATTGATAATAATAATTTTTTTATCTTTTTACATCATATCCAACTGTTTTAAAGTTATAGAAGGACATTCGGAACAATCAAATGAAGATTGTAGTTCAGCCGAAAACAGAGCAGAATGTCGTAAAAAAACACCGAGTTGCTACTGGAGCACCGATACAGGAGGAAGAATGCCATCGGTTATTTTTGATGGAGAAACAGTTAGCGGATCGTGTCGTTCAACAGGTTCAACTTCATCCCCTAGTTCGTTCCATATGGGGGATCATCACTCAGGAGATCCAGAAAATCCAGATGAAACACCTAATGTTAATAGATCAAATAATTGGCAACCAGACACAGTTACATCAAGTAATACAACATCTTCAATTTATTGTGATTCATTTACTTGTCCAAATAACACTCAGAAAAGACAAGGGGCTGAAAATATTGAAAAAGGAAATAATCCATTTGAAAATTGTTGTCGTTCTGAAACCTGTAATACACATACTTGTCCGAGTAATAAGGTTATTAAAGAAAATCCATCTACGATTGAAAAAGGAAATAATCCAAATGTAACTTGTTGCGAAAATATGAAATGCGGAACAGCTGGTCCAAACAGATCATCATATCAATGTGTTTCTCCAAGAGTAAGAAAAGGTAGTGATAACTGGGAAAATTTAGAAGCAGAAAATCAAGATCAATTAGATCAAGTTTGCTGTGATAGTAACTGCGATACTGTTACAGATGATATGTGTATAAATGCTGTTACAACTGTGAGTGCCCTTACAGATGAAGAAGGCACAACTGGTATTCAAGAAAACCTTTACCTTCGCAAAAATAATGATCAAAATATCTCACAAGGAACAAATAGATTAGACTCTTGTTGCATTCCTAAATTATCAAAAAATTTAAAATGTAAATCATATAAGTGTCCACATCTAAAATTTACCCTTAATAACATTGATTACGGTATCAATATGATTAAAAATGAAAATAAACTAAATGAACTTCGTGGATTAAATCCTGTCAATCAATGCTGTGTAATTCCATATCAACAAAATGAGATCGCCCCCAATGGGATATTTACACAACCAGACTCAAATGCTGATATTATAATGGATAATTATCAAAGAGAAAATAGTGATTTATGGAATGTGATTAATACATCAAAAGATTCATGTGGAACATATGGTGAGGAACATACAAAAGACGAACCATTACCAAATACTAGTGAATCGTGTAGACTAGAATTATATGATAATGGTATTCATAGTCGGACAAGAGAAAGTAATTTAAATACAAATACCGAAAGATAATTTTATTTGAATATATTAATATGAATAAAATTTATTCTTTGGTAATAGTTTTTATCTCTTTCTTTATTATCTGTAATTGTTTCAAGTTAATTGAAAAACACGGAAATTATAAAATAAGTGGAGACCCTATACCATCAAATTCGGGAGAAAATATTTGGGCATGTGAAGGCCCTGGTGTAGGTTGTCATAAACATGGTACATGGCAAAGAAATGTAGATGGAGAAGTTAATACAACTGTAAATGATATTAATATAAGCTATTCAGGTGGAACAAATTTATCAGGTACACATAATATCAATCTTATACCATCAATCGATCCTACGACAGGACAAGTATCGGATGCTTCATCTCTTCCAACAAGATAAAAATTAATATAGTTTTTGAACATTCACAGGATTTTTTACATTTTTTGATACTTCCGCGCCATCACCTCCACCTCCTTCATTTGTATAGTTTTTTGAAGAGTAATCCCAATAAGAAGCTCCTCCGATCTTAAAATCTGGACGTGGTTCAGCTTTATACCAGAATACCTGATCTGATAATTTATTTGATTTCGCATTATTATTTATCACCAAGCATTCATAGTTTTCAGTACATTGATCCATCACTTGACAAAACATCTCAAATGTTGGAAACATACCAGCATAATGTTCATAAAGTCTTTTTCTATTTGAAACATAGTTTTCTCTTAGAATAAATACATAATCAATATTTGTTCTCATATTTGGAGGGATACCTAAAGCATATTGCATTGTTAATAAAAATAATAACTTAAAGTGGCGACCATTCATAAATACAGATCTCATATTTTTATCTTTTGCCCAACTATTATCATACAAACAATCATCAAGTATTAAGAATGCCCGTGGATCAATTGATTGATCCGCACCACCTCCTTCATTAATCTTTTTTATCATTATTTTTTGTCTTTTTAAGATATTTTCAACTATTTCCGGTTTAAATTCATCATGAATAAATAACTTAGGGACCATCTTACTGTAAAATTGATTTGCACCTTCTGTTCCCGAAATAACTTGACCAACTGGAACACCACGATGTCTATATAATATATCTCTACATAAAAAAGATTTACCTGTATCTCTTTTCCCTATTAACACAACCACTTTATCATCTTTTATTTCATTCATATCAAACTTTTTTAAGTTAAGTGTTGTACTCATCCTATATTACAATAAAATATTTTATTTAATAACCATATTTACGCATAAGTTTATTATATGAAAAAATAGTATATTCTTTTTTTAATTATGGATTATTTAAAGTTTCATAAATGGAATGAAAAAGACAAAAATACATTAAGTAAATCATCTAGAGAAAATTTAGGAATGAAAGAAATTCAATTTTACCAACCTTACTTTTCTTTATACTTTCATATACATAACACAAAAAATTCCCATAAAAAAATAGATTTAGAAAGAAGATATATTATTAAAAAAATACTTAATACAAGTAATGAAAAATATCATACATCAAATTTATTCGTAAATTGTCAAGTTTTAGATAAATATTCAAATGCTCTCACTATAAAAAAACTATTCTGTAAATGTGTTCCCCTTTTAGATCCATTATATTTTATGATGAATAACTATAACAATTTTGTCCATAGAAATCCATTACTTCCTTCTGGATTCTCTAATAATACATATCAAAAGATAAATGATATGAGTAATACAGCTTACATAGATACATTTTTTTCGTATATATCTTCAGAATTAACCCTTAATAATATCAATCCTTCATTTCCTACCTTTTATGGTTCTTTTAATGGTATAAAATCATCTTTTAATTATGATATATCTGATGAATATGATGATTATAAAGAAGAATGTTGGTTTCATAAAAATTTAGGAAAAACATATACAATTGATATGTATCTTTCTGATTCAGATAATGGTTCAGATAATTCAGATAATGGTTCAGATAATTCAGATAATGGTTCAGATAATTCAGATAATGATTCAGATAATGGTTCAGATAATGGTTCAGATAATTCAGATAATGGTTCAGATAATTCAGATAATGATTCAGATAATGAATCAGATAATGATTCAGATAATTCAAGTAATTATAGTAGCAATGATGATTATATTGCTTCTCTAAAAGATATTCCAAGTCAACTATTTTTTATTGAATTATTAGAAGGAACATTAGAAGATTTACTAGAAGATTTTAATGATTTAGATACGAAAATAATATTATCTTGTATGTTCCAAATATCTTTCGCTCTCTGTTATCTTCAAAAAAAATTTAATTTTACACATAATGATCTTCATGTAAACAATATTATGTTTAAAAAAACAGAAAAGGCATATCTTTATTATAAATTTAATAATATTTACTTTAAAGTACCTACACACGGTTATCTTTTTAAAATAATTGATTTTGGAAGAGCTATTTTTACTTTTCATAAGAAATTATTTTTTAATGACACATTTGAAAAACATGGGGAAGCAAGTGGTCAATATTCTGTACCATACAGTAAGTTATTATTTTCAAATAATAAAGAAAAAATATTACCAAATTTTAATTTTGATCTCTGCAGACTAGCTACAACAATTCTAGATGTTTGTGATTTTAATAAAAATAAAAATTATCATGAAAATCAAAATTTTGTTGATTTTATATACAATCTAACATTAAAAAATAATGGTGAAAGTTTATATGATCTTGATGATGATTTTGATTTATATATTTCAATCGCAAAAGAAGCAACAAATTCATCTCCTTTGAAAATAATACAACACAATATTTTTAATCAATATCGTATTAAGAAAAAAAATTTTCCTAAAAAATCATTTTACACACTTTAATTAGAATGGTGGTCTTGATGAATTTGAGATAATACTTGTATCTATTGTTTTTTCAAGTTCTTTTAAATTAAAAGATTCATAAATTGATTTAACTAAAAATGAACTCGCAAATGATATACCAAACAACATAATCATTTCCTGTTTATGATTATCATTTAATGTATCCCTTTCCCTATGAGTGAATAAATAAAATGAAATAGTATTCAACAAACTTACAATCAAACTAAATATAATATTATTTTCAATCATTTATTGATACAATATATAAAATTTAGCTAATTTTAGCAAATCATTCATTTTCATCTGCGTCATCAAATAATGTATATTTTTTCGCATCTTTTTCAACTTTGATACCTTTATTTTCCATTAATTTAGTTACATCATTAAAAAAATCATCTACTGTTTCTGTATCATCTATATTTTTCTCCACACTTATAACCTCTTTTAATGGAGCAATCACTTCGCGTGATTCTTCTTCTATTATTTCATCTTCATTTAACCTTTCTTTCTCTACTCTATCCCGTTCTACTCTTTCTTGTTCTTTTAATTTATTCAATCTTTCATTTTCTACTCTTTCTTGTTCTTTTAATTTATTCAATCTTTCATTTTCTACTCTTTCTTTCTCTACTCTATCCCGTTCTACTCTTTCTTTATTCAATCTTTCATTTTCTAGTTTTTCACGTAATTCAAGTTCTTTTTTAGCTTTTTCTTTTTCTTTTAATGTATCTATTTTTTCTTTTTCTAAATTATCTTTTACAATTGAAACTAAATTTTCTTTTGGCTTTTCTCTAGGTTTAAGACTTTCTATAAATTGTTCAATCATTGATTGTGGTTTTACATCTACTTTTTCTTCAATAATGTTTGTATTATCATATTTTTCTTCTGTCACATCTGGGATATCATTTATCTCTAAATTATCGCATTGTTTCTTTATTTTTTCTTCATCTGGAGATTCATATCCTTCATCTATGTGAACAATTTTTTCAATGGGTTTTATCTCATTTTCCTGATCAACAGTTACATACTCATTTTCAATATTATCTT